AGCAGCTTTTGTTATTAGAATTGCGGGTAATGGATTATATGTTGCTGGTAGTGACGCAGGGTTCACCTCAGCGGGTATTAGCACCAATGATGTTTTGATGTTTGCTTATAAAGATGGTCAATTATTTTATGGTAAAAATGGCTCTTGGGAAAATAGTGCTAATCCCGAAAATGAAACTGGAGAGTTGTTTACCATAAGTAATTCAAGCAGCAGAGTAATACAGATAGTATTTGGGCGAGCTGGGGGGTCTAATGTTACATACGAAATAAAGATGAAAGCGGATGAGTGGACGCATACTGCCCAGAAACCAACTTGGGCGGTTGCAATCAATGCTGCAAATGCCTTTACAGCATCAGCGCCTACTATTCAAGACGGCTCAGCGTATTTCCAGACCACGTTGTACACCGGAAACGTATCCGGGCAATCAATCGATCAATCAGAGAACTCGACATTTCAACCTGATTGGGTGTGGATTAAAAACAGAACAGGCACTGCGGCATCCAACAATGTCTACGATGCTTTACGAGGCGTAAACAAATCTTTAAAAACAAATACAGCCGATGCTGAACTCACAACACGTACCGATTTGTTGACATCATTTGATTCTGATGGATTCACACTTGGTGCTGATGCAGATCAAGAATTTTGTAACAAAAACAGTGACACATATGCCGCATGGCAGTGGCGTGCTGGCGGAACAAGCCCAACAAAAACATATACGGTAAAGGTTGTTAGTGACAGCGGAAATAAGTATCGCTTTGATGACTTCGGTACGAGTGCTGTAACACTCGATCTACAGGAGGGCGGCACATACACTTTCAATCTGAATGACTCTTCGAATGATACTCATCCATTTAATATCGGAACATCAGCGAATGCAAATGTTTACGGTTCCGGTATTCTATATTACTTAGATGGTGTATCCGTAACGAATAGCGCATACATAAGCGGATTCACTGCAGCGACTACTCGAAAAATTATTTTCACGGTTCCCGCATCTGCCCCGACTCTCTACTACTTCTGTTCATCGCACAGCGGTATGGGTGGTCAGATTAATACTAACGATACCTTTGGATCATCCAACTTTGCGGGATCGCTACAAAGTAAAGTAACTTCAAATACTACAGCAGGATTTAGTATAGTATCATGGTCAGGAAATAAAACCAACGCGACGATAGGGCATGAGCTTGGGGTTGCTCCAAAGTGGATTCTAACTAAGGCTCTTAATGCAACAAATAATTGGCGTGTCTATCATGCTGCTAATACCGGCTCCCCCGAAACAGACTATTTAGTACTTGACTCTGACGTTGCTACGTCGGATGAAGCAACAATATGGAATGATACTGCGCCTACATCAACCGTATTTAGCGTTGGAACGGATGGCGGGTCGAATGAAAACGCTGGGGGAACCCATTCTACTAACAATATGATTGCATATTGTTGGTCAGAGGTGGAAGGATTTAGTAAGTTTGGTGCATACACTGGTAATAATTCTACAGATGGTCCTTTTGTCGAGCTAGGCTTCAAACCTGCTTGGATTATGATCAAAGCTATATCTGCAGTTGAAAGTTGGTGGATTGGTGATAATGTAAGAAATGGTTACAATGATCTTAACCGACCTATGTTAGCAGCAGATTTAACAGCTGTAGAAAATACAAGTTGGAGTAATAATGCACCGTGGGATGCTTTAAGTAATGGATTTAAGATTAGACGACAGGGTGGTGCTTTTAATACTAACGGTAGCGAATACCTTTATATGGCATTTGCAGAACATCCTTTTGCAGGAAGCACACCAGTAACAGCTCGTTGATAGTAGATATAAATAAACAGGCAAGAAAGTTTAAGGAATTTTAGCATGCCGTTACTAGGCGAAAGCAATCCAAGACAGGGTTTCTCTGGTGTAAGCTCCGCGCACGCCGTCGATAACAGTGCCATGTTTAATGATGATGACTCGGAAGATTTATCTAGAACATTTGGTTCAGGCGGTGATAGAAGAAAGTGGACTTTCGCTACTTGGTTTAAAACTACAGCTACAGGTGCCCGTCAATTTATATTTGGCGGTGGCGGAGCACACGACGGTTATCTTGAACTTACAACTGACTTCACTTTAAATTTATACAATGGACCAAATGGTGATCTGTGGGATTGGAAAACTAAACAACTATTTCGTGATCCTCATGCTTGGTATCATATTGTTTGGGTGTTCGACTCGAACAATTCAACCGCGAATCACCGGATGAGGTTTTATGTAAATGGAGTAGAAACTGACTACAGCGATTTTACTATAACAGCCAATGGAACGCAAAATAATGAAGGTCCTATTAACGAAGCATCACAAGTTCATAAAATAGGAGAGCATCCGGGAGCTGTTCAAAATTTTTTTGATGGTTATCTTGCTGAAATGGTTTTCCTCGATGGTACAGTCGCGACTCCATCAAGTTTTGGTGAATTTGATAATAACGGCGTCTGGAGACCGAAAAATGTTAGCGGACTTAGCTTTGGTACTACGGGGTTCTATCTAGACTTTAAAGATGCTGGGAGTGATCTTGGTGACGATAAGTCCGGAAACGGTAATGATTTTACAAATAATAATTCTGTATCACAGTCTGGAGATTCGCCAACTTTAAACTTTGCCACACTGTCAACAGTTGATGAATCACCCGCCGTCTTTTCCGAAGGTGCTCTCAAAGTCACAAGTAGCACATCTAATTCATATCGTGGCGGTTCAAGCTCAATTGCTTTACCGCCAGGATCGGGTAAATGGTATGTCGAGGCGTTGGCTACTGGATCGACTGGCTCTAATAAAGAATTTGTTTTTGGCGCTGCTGTGAATAATACAAGTAAAGCGGCTGGTTATTTTCCAGGAACTAGCGGTCAGACCTCTAGAGGAGCCAACGACGAGCACGGGTATTATAGCGGGTCAGGTGGTATAGTTTATTCTGGGTCGGGCAGCACGTCAAGTGTTGGGGAATACGATGGAGGTGACAGAGTTGCTCTCCGTTTTGACATGGATGTTTCGTCGCCGACCTGTAAATTTTATGTTAATAACGTATTAAAACATACCGCAAGTTTAACAGCAGGCGTGACTTATTTCCCGCACTTTAATGTGCAAGATAGTACCTTATCATTTACCGTAAACTTCGGCTCGTCCGGTTTTACTTACACGCAGCCGACTGATCATTTGGCAATCAGTGCTGCTAATATGTTTACAGCAACATCACCTGCGATTGAAGATGGCACTGCCTATCATCAGACCACCCTTTACAGTGGTACAGGTTCATCACTAGCAGTTTCTCAATCTGGTAATTCAACCTTTCAACCTGACTGGGTATGGATAAAAGGAAGGTCTGGTTCAACAGAACATGTCATCACAGATTCAGTGCGGGGTGTTACTAAAGAAATCAGTTCAAATGATAATGGCGCTGAGGAGACAGTTGCGCAGGGACTAACTGCCTTTGGGTCTTCAGGTTTTACTGTTGGCACTGATGCCTCTTATAATACGGGTTCAGCCACCTATGCAGGTTGGCAGTGGAATGCTGGAGGATCAACGGCAAGCAACGGAAACGGTAGCCTTGCCAGTAACGTAAGAGTAAATCAGACGGCTGGTTTTAGTATCGTAAGTTATACTGGAAACGGTGGGAGCGGAGGAGCGCAAACAGTTGGTCATGGTCTTGGCGCAAAACCAAACATGATATTAATTAAGAATCTCTCCACTACAGATAATTGGGTTGTATATCACGATGATATAGGTTTTAATGCTGGTACTTTAAACTCGACCGCTGCTCGAATTACAACTGGCGCATCAGTATATTGGAACGACACGGCGCACACATCAACAATATTTAATGTCAATACTCATGCTGGTGTAAACGGCAATGGTAATAGTATGATAGCTTACTGCTTCACAAGCATTCCAGGATTTAGCAAGTTTAGTGGATATATCGGAAATAATGATGCGGACGGTACATTAGTTGAATTGGGATTTAAACCAGCATGGGTTATGGTCAAGACTATTGCTACAACTGGTGCATGGGGTATTTATGATAATTTAAGAGAGCCAGATAATGCAGTGATAAAAAGACTGTTTGCTAACGATACTGCCGCAGAAGATGAAGATGGCGAACAGATGGATTTCTTATCAAATGGGTTTAAACTCAGAAAAACTGGTGGCCACAATAACTCTGGAGCAACTTATCTCTACATGGCTTTTGCGGAACATCCATTTGCAGGAACAACACCAGCAACAGCAAGCTAATGATTATAAATAAAGAAAAGGATTGAATTAAGGGTTAAATAATATGCCATATTTAGGAAGAAGCCCACAGGTCGGGAACTATAGTAAGCTAGATACGATTGCTCCTAGTTTTAATACTAGCCTGACGACGTTTAATTTAACAGTTGCCGGAGCTGCTTTTACAGCAAGCCAACCCGAACAACTTCTCATATCTGTTGCTGGGGTTCTTCAGGAACCAGGAGTTGCTTACAGCGTATCCGGTTCAACTATCACATTTACATCAGCTCCTGCCACAGGAGCTAGTTTCTTTGGTATCGCTCTTGGTAATACTTTAGATATAGGAACTCCAACGGACGGTACGGTAACTGGAGCAAAACTTGCATCAGGAGCTGTTACTGCGGGTAAGATTGGAAGTGGCGCGGTTCAAGCTGGTAATATCGCTACTGGCGGTATTAGTGCTAATACAAACTTTGCTACAGGTGTTGTTACTGGGCATGCTATAGCGCCATCGGCGAATGTCGCCTTCGCAAATAGAAGTCAGAAATTTACAGAGGCACAGTTTGGTAACACTCACATTGTGTCAACGGGAGCTGCTGTTCTCAGACCATCCATGGGAGATGCCAACTTCCTTCAATTTACAATCAGCGGTAACATAACACTCGCTAATCCAACTACACAGAATGTTGGTCAAACGGGCGCGATAACTATCGTTAATGGTGGATCTCATACGGTTTCGTTTGGTAGTGACTTCAAATTTGCTACTGGTACTGCCCCTACTATAACTGCTAGCGGTACCGATGTTCTATCTTACTATATAAGGTCAGCGAACAATATTGTAGTCGATGCGCTCCAAGCGATCTCTTAAGGAGTTTATTTTATGATTCCTGGTTCTCTTTCGCAAACGGTGATCCGAAAAACTCGTGGCGTAAATTGGCACGCTACTAATAGTGATAACATAGAATATTCGGTATGGTTAGATGGTTCTGCCGACGGTCTTAGTGCTGCGAGCGGCACTTTTAGTAACCAAACTGGTAAAGAATTCACACTCGGTACATGGTTTCAAATCACTGAATTTGGTGTAACTGGTGCAATATTCTGTGCTGGAGATTCTTCAGCTTATACATCCGTTAGACATGACAGCGACAATAAGATTTATTTTCAAACGAAAATAGGTAATGCAATTCTAAAAACACAAGCAGTTTTTAGAGATATGGGTTGGTATCACCTTCTCGTTAGCGTCGACACAACCCAGGCAGTGTCAAGCAACAGAGTTAGAATATATATGAATGGTGTTGAGCAGACACTCGACGGCACATTCCCAGCACAAGATCGTGTTTACGATTTTGATAGAACAGAGGTGCATGAAGTTGGTGATTCCATTGAGAATGGTGCTTTTGAGGGATATCTTGCTCAGTCATTTATGATCGGAAGTAAGTCAATCCAACAGGGTGATTTTGCTATAACAGATTTCTTAGATACGCATACAATGGGAGATAACGGAAGTCAGTTTACTCCAAAGAAAACGAGCGATATAAAAACCGTGGTTGATACCGGAAGTAATAACTCTTTTCTTTTAGACTATGCAGATACCTCTGCTTTCGGAAATGATTTAAGTACCAATAACAACGATTTCACTTCTGCTAGTATGGCTGCTGCTAATCAATCATTACACACACCTAGTACAGTATATCCAAAAGTTTCAAATATTGGCACACCTAGCGGACATGCAGCTGCAAACTATACTATGACTAGCGGTAGCAACCGTATGGTGTACAGCGGTTCTGATCAAGGTTATTTCGGGCTAACTTCTACACAAATTATACAGACAGATGATCCCAAAATTTATTGGGAATATTATTTAGAAGGTGGCTCTGTTGGTGGCGCAAGTGGTGGCAGGACGCAGGTCGGTTTAGTTGCTCCAAGTTTTGATAATAGTAACGCAAGTGGTTTTGCTGGAAATCCAGGACAGAATAACCCATCAAACCTCAGAGGGGTTATCTATGATAATGGTTCGCAAGGATCAACCACTGCAGATACGCTGGTCCCCGTTGGCGGCTATGGAATGATTGCTTATGAACCATCGACAGGTAAAATGTGGTTTGGATTAAATGGCACTTGGAATAATGGCGCACAGGCTGCATCGACAACATTAAATACTGCTGGACATGATCATCAAACAACTCCGCAAGATTTTGCTTTCTTTCTTGCTGCTGGTAGATCTGCGGATATTACTGTTTTAAACTTTGGTGATAATCCAACATTTTCTGGCAACGTCACAGCTGGAACAGAAACCGATGGAAATGGCGAAGGACTCTTTAAATATGCAGTACCATCTGGATTCCTAGCGCCAAATTCTAAAAACTTAACCGCGCCAGAGTATCAGGGTAAAGACTATTTTGACACCACACTCTATGAGGGCAACGGTGGTGGACAGCGAGTTGGTGACTTTGTGCCATTCACTGATTTATATACCGTAAGTAAGAGTATAATATTCAATGATAATGATTCTGATTATCTCAATAGAACGCCAAGTGGTGCAGGCAACCGAAGAACTTGGACCTTTTCATGCTGGTTTAAGCGTGGTAATATCATCGGCGGTAACTGTCCATTGTTTAGCGCAGGTGCTGATGATTGGATCATGTTCTTGAGCGGTGATACTCTTGGTACTAATAGTGACGGATCGAATAACTATCGTATCGTAACGAATAGAGTTTTTAAAGATTCGTCGAATTGGCATAACTTGGTAGTTGCTTGGGATACTACAAATTCCACTGCTGGAGACAGGATTAGAATGTATGTAGATGGTGTTGAACAAACATCCTTTGGCACCGATACAAACGCAGCACTTAACTATGAAACGAACTTTAGTAATACCAACGAACATAGTATCGGTAAACTTGTAGGCTCGAGCACATTCTTTGATGGTTACATGGCTGAAGTAGTATTCATTGATGGACAACAACTTGGTCCCAGCAGCTTTGGTCAAACAGATACATCAACGAATCGCTGGATACCTAAGGACGTATCCGGTCTTACGTTCGGTACTAACGGTTTCTATCTGGAATTTGGAGATTCTAATAATCTTGGTCGTGATTCTAGTGTTGATAGCGTCACCGCACCAACCAAAACATTTTTATCATCACATGTAGACAATTCCAATGCCACGACTTATACATTTTCATCTGTATCGTTTGGAACAGCTGCCAGTAATCGTTCAATTGTTGTAGGTATATCTGGAGGAAGAGCTACCTCTGGTGCAAGGAGCGTAAGCAGTGTAACCATAGGTGGAGTTACGGCTACAATAGCTGCAGAACAAGATTCTCCTTCTAATAGGAGTAACCTTGCTGCAATTGCCTTTGCCGAAGTGCCTACTGGAACAAGTGGAGATATTGTTGTCACTTTTACTGGTGGCACGATGATCCGTGCAGGTATCGGTGTATGGTCAGCCACTGACCTTGGTGGAGTTATTGATACTAGTGGTGATTCTGATGATTCAAATGCAGACCTAACCTCTACACTTACTGGAAGTCAAGGAGCTATAGCTTTTTATCACTTATATGATGAAGGTAATGTCTCAGCAGTTTCTTTCTCGAATGCGACTGAAAGATATGAAGATTTGTCTGCCGCTTTTGATGACAGCACTGACGATCCAGCTCAAGCCGGTGCAGACTATACATTCACTTCCTCTGGATCAGTATCAGTTGTTGCAACTTTAACTGGTGATGGTAACGATGGCGCTCTGATAGGTGTTGCTTTTGGAAGAGTGGGCGAAAATCAATTCGCCGTAGCATAATAGGAAGTAATGTAAAAAATGGCAATCACGCAATCAAACGATACACCATCGAACAACCATGCTACCCTAGATGGTGCTGGCACGATAGGCAGTGGCACTCCAACATTGACAGAAGGCAATCTAACATACAATAGCGCTGATAACGGTGGAAGATACATAGCAAACTTTCCTTTAACGACTGGTAAGTTCTATTGGGAGATAGATGTCGCCACTACCGGATCATCTTTTTATCCAGGATTCTTTACGCCAGCAGGTGTTGCCTTTTCTTCATCAACACCATGGAATAACAACGCTGGTTCATTCATAATCGCACCATCTGCTGGTCACTGGCTTGGTACGAACGGTAGCGGAACAACAAATGTAACAAGTAACTTTACAGCATTTATCTCAAGCGGAGACAGAATGTTCTTCGCATACGATGCTGATAACAAGTTTGTTTATGTAGGAGAGGTTGGATCTGGGGGAAGCGGTTCTACACTCACATATTATACTCTAGGTGGTACGGCAGCAGCAGATCCTACAAACGCCTCGGGATTTGGAGCAGCACCGTTTGGATTAAATCTAACTGGAGAGAATACTTTCTATTTCGGAATCTTATCCGGAGGCGCAAGCATCGTTGCTAACCTTTTAATCGACTCTACAAAATGGAACGGTACGCCACCAACGGGTTACGTCGCACTTACTCAAGATAATATGGATGACACTGATGATAAGATCACTGCCTGGTCATGGATTAAGAACAGAGATTCTACCGATTCGCATATTCTCGTAGACCGTGTCAGAGGAACCGGAAATGTTCTGCACGCAGATGACCAAACTGCTGCTGAAACTGCAGAACCTAATACTGTACAAAGATTCTTACAGAGAGGTGTACAGATCGGTAACGATGTACAGGTGAATACTGATAATGAGAGTTATGTTCTTTGGCAATGGCTAGTTGGCACATCTGCTGGAACAGGTACTACAACGAGTCCTGCCGGTACGATCGCCAGTACATCCATTGTAGCTGATGCTGGTCATTTTTCTGTTGGCACTTATACTGGCTCCGGAAGCAATGCTACGGTAGGACATGGATTGCCAGGAAAACCTGAAATGCTCCTTATTAAGAAAAGAGGAGATGATGGTGGCAATAACTGGGTTACTTATCACAGCGGTTTAGTGAATCAGGGAACAGGTTATGTAGACTTAGGTACAGACGCTGCTGAAGGAACATTAGCTAATATGTTCAACAGCACTATACCTGCAGCAACGGTTTTTAGTATTGGTACAAATACTTCGACCAATGATTCCGGTGGTAGTGATACATACGTGTTCTACGCTTTCCGTTCAGTTCCTGGTGTTTGTAAGGTAGGAAGATATACTGGCAACGCAAATGCAAATGGACCGTATGTGCAAACTGGATTTAAACCTGCATGGGTTATGACGAAGAATATAAATGATAGTGAACATTGGATCGTTCAGGATAACGTTAGAGAACCAATTAATCTCAATGATGAATATCTCTCCCCATCACAAAATATTGCGGCAGCAACTGGTCTTCACGTAGATTTTCTTGCGGATGGATTTAAACTTAAAAGCACTTCGAATATGACAAATGGTAGTGGCGACGAAATGATTTATCTTGCGATGGCAGAGATAGGTGGAAACGGATCACAACCACCAATATATGGTGTCTAGGATTATAAATAAACAAAAGGTGAAAGACTATATGATGTTGCTCAAACATAGGAGGAACTAGAAAATGTGGGCAATGGTTAAAGCGGGTCAGGTAACGGCAATTTATCCTCGACCAAAAGCAATCACAGTAGACGGAGTTCAACATCCGTCAACAATTTTTTCGCGATGGTCAGCCGAAGAGAAAAAGGCAATAGGACTCTACGAATATATCGAGGTTAATGCTAATCCCGATGGTCGTTACTATACGCAGGGTAATAGCAGCACAGCAGTAGACGATGATGCTGCCACGGTCACCGTAACTTACAGTAATGTTGAGAAAGATCTTGCTGACAAATCTGTAACTGTCGATGGAGAAACGGTTGTTTCTCTTGGCGTAAAGAGTAATGAAAAGGTGAGAGTTAAGAATCAAGCAGAGGGTTTTCTACAAGGATCCGATTGGATGGTCATTCGTGCAGCTGAAGGTGGAACAGCGATTCCTTCTGATATTAAGACATATCGTGCAGCGGTTCGGACGAAGTCAAACTCGATGGAAACCGCAATCGATAACGCGTCCGATACAGCAGCGATGATCGCCCTTGATACAAATACATATCACGCGAATGGTGATATCAATGTGGTAGCTACATTGCAAGATTGGCCAGAAGTACCCGACGCACTCAAGTAAGGAAAGTTAAATGGCACTCACAACATTAGGAAATACGGCATTCGGCACTTCGTCCGTTGTAAGTGCTGCTATCAAAGATAATGCGGTTATCTATAATAAACTTGATGCGAATACTGCTCACGTTGATCGTAACCAATCATTCAGTGTCGCTCAGCGTGGCAGTATTAGCGATCAGGGCGTTAAAGCTGCGGGTACTGTAACTTTAAATTTAAATACAGCAAACTACTACAGCTTTACCGTAAACGGTAATATTACCCTTGCTAATCCAACTAATACAACGGCAGGTCAGGCGGGTGCGCTCTTTATGACTGCCAACGGTAGTTATACGACCTCGTTTGGCTCACACTGGCGATTCCCTACAGGAACTGCTCCTACGATGTCAACATCTGCAGGTAAGGTTGATAGAATCGATTACGTTGTACAATCAGCGAATACAATACATGCAGTTGCTACGATTGATCTCCTTGGCACCGCATAAAAAGATACTAATGCAGCAGACAAACTCCAACCATTATAAATAGTTAAAATGGTTGGAGTTCAAAATGGCAGTTCCAAGTTCAAGAGCTGAATTTAAAGATTATTGTCTCCGTAAATTAGGAGAGCCAGTTATCGATGTAAACGTCGATGCTGAGCAAATTGAAGATCGTATAGATGAAGCTCTAAAATACTATCAAGATTATCACTTCGATGGCACCGAACGAGTTCTCGTTAAACACGTCGTTACATCAACCGATATTACAAACGGCTATATAACTCTTGCGAATTCTATAATCGGTGTCAATTCGATACTGGATGTCGGACAGGCAGTCCAGTCCTCGAACCTCTTCAATATTCGATATCAGATACACCTGAATGATCTTTTTGATCTCTCAGCGTCATCTTATGTGCCGTATGTCACAGCAATGCGTCATGTAGAGACGCTAGAGGAGTTGTTCGTAGGTAAAAAGCCAATCCGTTTCAATAGACATGTAAATCGTTTACATATCGATATGGATTGGGGAGAAGACGTCAAAACAGATGAGTTCATAATTATAGATTGCTATCGAATAGTTGATGGTGATGTATATACAGATCTATGGGGTGATCGTTGGTTAGCCAAATATGCTACAGCTCTGATAAAAAGACAATGGGGAACTAACCTCACAAAGTTTGAGGGTATGCAACTCCCAGGAGGTCTTACATTTAATGGCGCTAAAATATATGATGATGCAGACTCTGAGATTCAGAAACTTGAAGAGGAAGTCATAACAGGATATAGCTTACCTGTACAAGATATGGTTGGATAGATTATGCCCACTAACGTATATTTTAATAACTTTTCATATGCGAGGGAACAGGATCTTGTCGAAGATTTAAGTATCGAGGCAATCAAGATCTATGGTCATAATGTAAAGTATATTCCTAAGAATGCTGCTAGACGAGATCCTCTTTTCGGCGAGGATACGTTATCTGATTATACAGATGCTGTAGATATTGAAATGTACATCAAAAATGTAGAGGGGTTCGAGGGAGAGGGCGACTTCTTATCTAAGTTTAATCTTGAGATACGGGACTCGGTTACATTAACAGTCGCTAGAAAAAGATTCGATCAAGCGCGATCAGAAAGATTGACCACAGAGGTTGGTTATAGTTACCTACAGGAAAGCGCGAATACCGCAGCTCCTTCTCGTCAGTATTTATCCACATCCGCTAATACATCCCTCTTCGGTATTAATTTAGAAACGGCAACTTCCGAGGGTTATGCTATAACATCAAATCGACCAACAGAAGGCGATCTCATTTGGTTCCCTATGGTCGATAAATTATTTGAGATTAAGTTCGTAGAACATGAGGCAGTATTCTATCAGACTGGAAGGTTGCAGACATACGATCTGCGTTGCGAACTCTTTACATACAGCAACGAGAGGATTGATACAGGTATCAGTGAGATTGATGCTATCGAGGATAATCTGTCAACCGATATACTTGGTTTCGAGATTAGTCTGGATGATGACGGTGGATACGGCGCGGGAACACTTCAACTTGAGGATGGCGGTTCGTTAATGCAAGAATATAGGATTGAAGATAATCAACCCACTGCAAATAACGAGTACTACTCATCTAATGATCCAGTCTTCTCTTCAAGTTCGGTTATAGATTTTAGTGAGAGGAATCCATTCTCAGAAGTGGATAGATACTAATGTTTGGTCAATATTATCACGGTGCTATTCGTAAATATGTTATCGCTTTCGGTAATCTATTTAACGATATTATCATACAGAGATTGGATCTAAATGGTAATCGTATTCAGAGTATACTCGTCCCATTAGCATACGGACCGAAGGAGAAATGGTTAGTTCGTTTAGTCCAGGACCCAAATCTTGACGCCGATGTTGCGATAACACTTCCTCGTATGGGGTTCGAAATAACGAGTATGAATTACTCCCCGACCCGTAAGTTATCATCGACCCTGAAAAATATCCGATTAAAATCTACGGACTTTAATAGAGTTGACACGCAATTTATTCCAGTTCCATATGATTTAGATTTCCAGCTTTCGATATTCGTAAAAAATGCCGACGATGGCGCGCAGATAATTGAGCAGATATTACCATTTTTCAGACCAGAGTTTACTACACAGGTAAATTTAATACCTGAGATGAAGATAGTTGTAGATACACCAATTGTATTGAACGGTGTAAACATAGAGGACACATATGAGGGTGATTTTGATCAACGGAGAGCATTAATATATAACTTAACCTTCAGTGTTAAATCTTATCTATACGGTCCGGTAACTAATAGCGGTATAATTAAGCGAGCCATCACTAACTTCCATGATACAACCACATCCGATGAGCCTATTATTGATCGTATTACGGTTACCCCATCGCAGTTCGCGAACGGTTCTCCTCTGTTTGTACCATCAGGTAATACGGAACTCTCGGTAGCGATAAGTGAGATTAGTGCTAATACAGATTACGGGTTTACGACTGATATTACTATTGACCAATTTGATATAACACAGACATGATGAAAACTGAAATGGAAAAGAATATGGAGGAGATCTTTGATCTCCCTGAGACTAAACCGATGGTAGAGGTCATAGATGAGTCTAGAGTGACACCTATGCCCAAGGCAACCATCGATCAAGATGATGTGATGGATGATTATCATTATGCACGTGAGAATCTTAAGAACATAATAGATTCCGCGCAACAATCAATCGATGATCTTTCCTCTATAGCATCAACATCGGAGTCCCCGAGAGCATACGAGGTTCTTTCCGATCTGATGAAAACCATAGTTAACGCAAATAAAGATCTGCTCGAACTTCAGAGAAAGGTGAAACAATTAAAGGATGATGGAGAAAAACCGTCTAATGTAACAAATGCTTTATTTGTTGGGAGTACAGCAGAGTTACAGAAATTAATTAAAGATAATTAATACTATACATAGACCCACAAGGTCTATTATAACGTGTTTAACAGAAAAGTAAATAGAAATGTCTGAGAATTATCTAGCTAACCCTAACTTAAAAAAGGCATATGTTCCTTTAGAGTTTACTGAGGAGCAGATAAAGGAAGTCATTAAGTGCTCCAAGGACGTTAACTATTTCATCAACACCTATGTAAAAATTATTAATCTTGATGAGGGATTAATTGATTTTGATATGTATCCTTATCAGGAAAGTATGGCACAGACCATAGCCGATAATCGTTTTACTGTTATTAAAACATGCCGACAGGCGGGTAAGACCACTACCTCAGCCGCCGTCGTCTTATGGCATGTTCTATTTAACGAAAGCTATACCGTCGCTATCCTTGCCAATAAGTTATCGACTGCTCGAGAGATTCTAGCCAGAGTTCAGCGTGCTTTCGAATATTTACCAAAGTGGCTACAGCAGGGAGTTGTGGTCTGGAATAAAACGAACATAGAACTCGAGAACGGTAGTCAGATTATCGCTGCTTCAACAGCATCTAGTGCCATTCGTGGTTATTCTATTAACTTTCTATATCTAGATGAATTCGCATTTGTCCCTCGTAATATACAACACGATTTCTTCACTTCAGTTTATCCAACAATTATATCTGGTAGTAACACCAAAGTTGTTATAACATCAACTCCTAATGGGTTCGATTTATTTTATCAGATATGGAGTAATAGTATCGAGGGAAGAAACGAGTATGCTAACTTTTCTGTCGATTGGTGGGACGTTCCTGGTCGTGATAAAGAATGGAAAGAAAAGACCATAGCTAATACCAGCGAAGATCAGTTTCGTCAAGAATTTGAGGCTGAATTTTTAGGATCATCAAATACTTTAATATCACCCAATACTCTAAGGATACTCTCTTTCGCAAATCCTATATCCACTCATTATGAAGGCAGTCTAAAGGTTTATGAGGAGCCAGTAGAAACCAGTCTTTATTTCTGCATAGTAGACACCTCAAGAGGAGTTGGAATAGATGCGTCTGCATTTACAGTTATTGATGCCAGTACCGTTCCATATAAAGTAGTTGCCTGTTATAAAAATAATACGATAGCTCCTTTAGTTTATCCTGAGGTAATCTATAATGTAGCCAAGTCGTACAATGAGGCGTTTACGCTTATAGAGATTAACGACAACGGTCAACAGATAGCTGACATACTACATAATGAATTAGAATATGAAAATACCATATTCACAACGGTGAAAGGTAGAGCTGGTCAGATTATCGGCGGTGGGTTCTCAGCTAATTTTCAACGTGGTGTTAGAACAACGAGGCAGGTTAAACGTATCGGTTGCGCTAATCTAAAGACCATGATAGAGAAAGATAAGATAGTATTAAATGACTTTGAACTCATAAATGAATTATCGACCTTCGTGCAAAGAAAGTCCTCTTATGAAGCGGATATAGGATCGCACGATGACTTGGTTATGTGCCTCGTTTTGTTTGCCTGGGCTACCAACCAAACATTCTTTAAGGATTTAACTGATACTGATTTTAGAAAAAAATTACTGGAGGATCGTGAAAAACTTCTAATTGATGATATTTTACCATTTGGGTTCATTGATGATGGCTCTGAGTTTGAAAGTGAGAACATAATAAATAATTCAAATTCAGATGATTTTTTGTATTCTGATATTGATAATAAGTGGAGTTCTTGGTAAGGTTCCGCATTTTATAAATAATCACGAAGATGTTAAAATAACTCTCGATGTATAGGAGAATGCAAAATGCCTTTTCAAGTAAGTCCTGGCGTTAGTATAAGTGAAATTGACCTTACTACAGTCATTCCCGCTGTTTCCAGTACGACAGGTGCTATTGCTGGTCGTTTCGACTGGGGACCTGTGGATTTACGGGTATTGGTCGATTCTGAAGAAACGCTAACAAGACAATTCTATAAACCAAATTCAAACACAGCTGCGGCATACTTTACAGCAGCTAACTTCCTTGCGTACGGAAATTCTTTGTTTGTTGTTCGAGTAAAGAACGAAGCGAACAATGCTACCTCAAGTGGTAATACTGGGGTTCGTATCTTAAATGATGACGATTATGATAATAACTTTTCCACGGGAACTGGTGGAGCGGCAACATCTTGGGTTGCTAAATATCCAGGTTCATTAGGAAACTCATTAAAAGTATCTATCTGTCAATCTAATGCTGCGTTCTCGAATGTAGTATTAAGTTCGACATTCTCATTTACTGCTGGTAGCCAGACGGTAACTACAAGTGCTAACGTAGCGCCAACCGTAGCGGTTGGAGACTCGCTTGTTCATGCTAACTCTACTGTCGCAATCAACGTTGTTGTTGATACAATGGCTGCTACCGGAAGGTCTCTAACTGTTAAGAAAGCGCCAACGGTTGAAGATCTAGGTGCGGCGTCACTAACAACAACAGCAGGTCATATTACTCGCCGCTGGGAATACTTCAACTTCTTTAATGCTGCTCCAGGAACTTCAAGTTTCGCTGCTCGACTCGGCGGTGCTAACGATGAACTTCATATCGCAGTTGTTGACGAGGATGGAGATATCACAGGTGTTAAAGGTCAGGTTATCGAGCGATTCGAAGCTGCCTCTAAAGCATCTGATGCGCTCTTCCCTGACGGAACGAATGCTTTCTACAAGGAAGTTATTAACAACAGGTCAAACTGGGTCTGGTGGGCTGGTCACGATCCTCAATTAGGGATTACTGGTACGCCTGTGGCAACGCAAACATTTACTGCTTCCTCAACATTACCTCAGACTACATCGATGTCTGGTGGTGATAATGGTGGAAACCCATCGAATGCTGAACTGATTAACGGATATGATCTCTTTGAGTCAGCAGAGGATGTGGATGTTTCGTTGATATTGGGCGCTGCTGCCAACCAAACAGTTGCTACTCATATTATCAATAACATCTGTGAAACGCGACTTGATTGTATCGTATGTCTCTCGCCCGAAGAAGCTGATGTCGTGAATAACTCGACATACGTTGGTAAGGAAAGAGAAGATATCGTTGAGTTCCGGAATACGTTACCATCAACCTCCTATGCGGTGCTAGATAGTACCTGGAAATATCAATACGATAAGTATAATGATGTTTTCCGATATATCCCATCCAATGGTGATACCGCTGGTCTCATGGTTCGAACTGATACAACCAGAGATCCATGGTACTCACCTGCTGGATTTAACAGGGGTAACATTAAGAACGTTGCTAAACTTGCTTTCAACCCACGCAAAGCAGATCGTGACGAGCTTTACAAATCTGGAATCAACCCAATAGTAACCTTCCCTGGGCAAGGAACGGTGTTGTTCGGTGATAAAACACTCTTAGCCAAACCGAGTGCTTTTGATCGGATCAACGTTCGCCGACTCTTTATTGTTCTCGAGAAAGCGATTTCTACCGCTGCTAAGTTTACTCTCTTCGAGTTTAATGATGCATTCACTCGGGCGCAGTTTAGGAATCTGGTCGAACCGTTCCTTAGGGACGTTCAGGGTCGCCGAGGAATCACGGATTTCCGCGTTGTTTGCGACGAAACGAATAACACGGGAGAGGTCATCGACCGAAACGAGTTCATCGGTGATATTTATATTAAGCCAGCTCGCTCAATCAATTTCATTCAACTTAACTTTATTGCGGTCCGCACCGGAGTTGATTTTGAAGAAATAGTTGGCAAGTTTTAATCGGGCATTATAAATAAAAGTAACTA